AATCTATCTATTTTCATAATGTCATAATTTGTATTATCCCAACGATCATGTGGGTTTGATGATTCAACTCTTTTATTAGTTCTTATTAATTCTTTTAGTTTTTCTAAATAATTAATAAGATCAGAATACTCGTAAGTATTTAATTCAATTGTTCTCATTTCTTTTTTCTCCCTCTTTTTTTCCTCTTTTTTTTCTTTAACTGACTTATTTCATTTTTCATATGCTTTTGTTGAGAATACATTATTCTTAAATCATTATCATGTGTTTCGTGTTTTTCTCGATATTCATCGTATTCTTTTTTTAAATCATAATATTTACTTTTCCAATAGAGTCCAATATGTTCAATAAAATACTGTATCTTATTCATATTTATCGAATAATTGTAGTTTGAAGTATTCTTTTTCTGTGAAATAAGGAATACCTTTATATAATGATGGAGTGTTCTTAAAACATTTAATTAAAATATCACTTGGTTTAATTTGTTCAATAATTAGTACGTCATGTTGTACACAAAACTCTAATTGGATTTTTCCATATGCTTTTTCAAATAGCTTTGGAGTTGGGAGATTAATTGAATATGATCCATCAAGTTTTCCTTTTTTGGATATTCTTGGGATGATTTCAAATCTTAAATAATCATATGCCTTTGGAAAATATTGCCTTAATGCTATAGATGTCTTGTTATAAAGAATTTCATCTTTAACAATAATATTTTCTTCTTTTAGTTCATTATCTAACATATATCTTCCTTATTGTTTAGAACTGCTTCAAAATGTGAGAATAGAAGTAATATGTTGTTATATTGAACTACTGTTATATCTTGTAAGTATTTAACATTACAGATACTTAATATCGTATTATGTGATACTCTAGCTTTTTCTAATGTATTTAATAATTTGTTCATTTGTTCATAATCTATTTTTTCCAAAATATACACCTCACTTTTATTATTCGAATCTCTGATTTAATTTGTTGTATTGATAATGTGTCATTCCTAAAGATCCATTTCGATTTTTTCCTATTAAGAAAGTAATAGGCACTTTATCTTTTGACATATTTTTTTCTTGATTCTCATCATGCATAAGAATTACTGTTGTTGCTGATTGCTCTAGCTCACCTGTGTCTTTTAATTCTGATATCTTAGGTAATTGTTTATTATCAGCACTTCTGTTTAACTGACTAACTAAAATAATAGTACAATCACAATCTAAAGATATTTGTCTTAATTCTTTAACTATTTCTGTTAGATTCTCATATAGTGAAGAATCTTTTTTAGATTTTATAAGGCCTACATGATCAATAAAAACTATCGTATGACCTTGCTTAGATTCTTTTGTTATCTTTTTTCTGATTGTTGCTACTGTTTGACCTTGCGAATATATTTTTATTTTTTTAGATGCTATAGACTCACAAGCTTTCTTAATAGCATCTTTTTGATAATCAGTTGCTGGATTATCTAAATACTTCATATCTATTTTTGAATTAATTGATACTAATCTTTGATATAGCTGTTTTTCAGCTATTTCCATATTGAAATATAAACAGTTATATCTATCAGATAAATCTTCTAAAAGATTTAAACAAAATCCACTTTTTCCTAAACCTGTCCTAGCTGCAATAATTACTAGATCATGTTCCTGGATATTTGCTGTTTCGGATAACTTATTAAACCTAAAATTAATATTTCTATTCTTGGAATTAATTAACTGAAATATTTCATTACTATTTAGTTTGTTATCTTCAAGTTTTATTGATTGTGATTCTAAATTATGTATTTCTTGTAATAACGTTTCCTTATTAATTTGCTGTGATTTAAATTTGTTAATGGATTTCATCATCTCATTATCAATGTACTTGTCAAATAATAATTCCTGATAATAATCGTAATGATTTTCCTGCAATAATACTTGATCCATTATTTCACTAATCTTTGGTATGATAATGTTTGCTGGATTTTTTGTGTTAAATTCATTAAGATAGTTGGTTGTTATTCCGATCAAATCAATACTTTGAATATCATCATATTGTTTTTTTATTAATTTAAATATGAACTTGTTTTGTTCATTTAGAAAATGATTATCAGATATTACTGTTCTTTTAAAAAGATTTGGTTTTAGTAATAAATGACCTAAAATAGTTTCTTCTACATCATTCATTTATAGTTCTTTATAATAGTTATCAGATAAATCTTTTTCTTTTTTTCTAGGTTTAACTTTATTACTAAATTCTTTTATATATCTTTCAGCATCTTCTAAAGTTTCTACTTTGTTTTGCTTCCAGTTAAATAGAACTCTGTCTATGTATTTAATTGTTTTAGCATTATTTAAAATAGATTCTCTAATAGCTAATTCTATAATTTTAGTATCATAATCCCATTTATTAATAACTTCTATTTCTATAGGACTAAGTACTCTTCCTAAGTTTTTTTCTACTAATTCAAAAATATTACTTTCTTTATTTATTTCTTTATATTCTTCTTCTTTATTATCTTTGACTTTTTTGCATATACCCTCTATGCAAATTTGCATATACCTCTTTTCAATTTCTTTTGTATTTTCTTTATAAACAATCGTTGTTTTTATGTAACCATAATCACTTAGATTTTTTATCAATCTGGAAATTGTAGATATATCTACATCATAGAGTTCAGCAAAGTATTTATTACTAGCACTACATTCACCATGTTTATTGGTTAATGCTGCTATTTCACCATATAATAGTTTAGCTTTATCTTTAAGTCTTGTATCGTATCTGACAGTTGCTGGGATAACTGCATAATAATTAGGTTTGTTTTCCATTGCTACCTCCTATTCAATTGACAAATATGATCTTGTATGTTAAAATATAGACGTCATTTTGACAAAGGGAACTTTTCGTGGTAGTTGAGTTCTCTCTTTTTTTTGGATATTTTACATATCATATTTAGTCTCCTATTTAGTATTTTTAAATATCCAACCTCACCCTAAATTATTTTTCATAATTAAATAAATAATCACAGCATAAATCTAAAATTCCAACACAAACTATAAATGATATAAAACCATACCAAGTCCATGAATAAGTAATTTTTGAAATCCAACTATATACAGATACATAATAAATATCATGTAATATTACTAATGCTGCAATCGAAGCAATAATTAATACTGCTAAATTTTTAAATTTAATTTTTATTCTTTTTTTCATAAATGTCTCCTTAATTTTATTAGTAGTCTTATTCTTCATTTTGATCATCACCCATTTTTTTTAAATGAATATTACTAATATCTTTAGATATTTGTCTTATCATTTTAGCCGCTTTTTCTTTACTGGGTGGATTTACAACTATAACCTTTAAAGATTTACTACTTTTCTTTTCTTTTTTCATAAATCCTCCAAATGTTATTCATAGTTAAAAATTGTATTTGCATCTACACCTAATGCTTTTAAAATACTAAGTGCTTCATCTGCTTCTAATTTTCTTTTTCCATTTAATATCATTGAAAAAGTATTTTCTGGAATATTACTTCTTTTTGCAATCTCATTTTGTTTAATTCCATTATCATCAAGATATTTTTTTATGCGTTCATATATTCTCATTTTTTCACCTCCATCCGACTTCAAGTATCTTGAAGTTAATTCCATTTTATCCATTGTATTTGAAGTTGTCAATGCTTTTTTGAATTTTTCTTCAATTTTCTTGAAGTTTTTACAGTCTATATGATATAATCAAAGCGAGGTGACGTAAAGAATGAGTCTAGGGCTGAATATAAAAAATTCTAGGATTAAAAATAATCTTAGTCAAAAACAATTAGCAGAAAAAATAACCCAACTTGCTAATGAAGAGGGTTTTAAAGATATGAAGTATGGAGATACTGCTATTTCAAATTGGGAAAGAGGAACAAGTAAACCAGATGCAGATACGATTTATCTTCTTTGTAAAATACTAAAAGTAGATGCCAACTATATGCTTGATTGGGAAGAAAAAACAACAGTTTTTGATATTAAGGAGGCATTGCAAAATGTACTAACACATAGTAATTTATTTGAAGATAAAGAACTAACAGAAGAAAACTTGGATAAAATACTAGAATTTATAAAAATGAATAAAGATTTTATTATTAATAAAAAATAAAAAAAGATCTAGAGCGGCTACTCTAGATCCAAAATGAAAAACCCAAAAGACTACTAATCTATAACAAAAATAATGAGACATACACTATAATTGTATATGAGTTTTTCTATACAATTATAGCACATTAAACATAGAAAGGAAAGTGCTATAATGACAGAATTAAATGAAAAGAAAGCAGCAGTTTATATAAGAGTTTCAACAGATGATCAAACTGAGTATTCTCCAGATTCACAAATGAAATTATGTATAGCATATGCAAAGGATAATAATATTGATATACTTCCAGAGCATATATATCGGGAAAATGGTATATCTGGAAGAACAGTTGACAAAAGGCCACAATTTCAAAAAATGATAGCTAATGCCAAGAAAAAGCCAAAACCATTTAATACAATTCTCGTTTATGATTTTTCTAGATTTGCGAGAAATAGAGAAGAGTCTGTAACATATAAAACTCTATTAAGAAAAAAATTAGAAATAGAAATCATATCAATAACTCAACCTATTGATGAAAAGAAAAAAGAATCTGTAATTCTAGAATCTATTTATGAAGCGATGGATGAATATTACTCATTAAATTTATCAGAAAATGTTAAAAGAGGAAAAAAAGAAAAAGCTACACGTGGAGAATTTCAAGGAGTAGCACCATATGGATATAAATATGATAAAAATACACAGCAATTATACATAGATGAAGAAAAAGCCGAAATAGTAAAAATGATATTTAAAAAGTGGATTGAGCCAGATACCACAATTAGAAAGCTATGCAAGTTTATGAATGATACAAACTTTAAAACTACTAGAGGACATAAATGGTGTGATAGAAGTATGAAATTAATATTACAAAATATTACATATACTGGTAAAGTGCGATTTACAGAAGGTGGAATGAAAAGAAATTATGATCATCCTGATATGATAATTAGTCAAGGAAAACATCCACCAATAATTGATGATGAATTATGGAATTTAGCTCAAAAGAAAATGCAAGAACATAAAGACAAGTGGTATAAATATAAAAAAGAATATTCAAAAAACGAGCATTGGCTAAGAGGTATAATAAAATGTTCTGAATGTGGAGCATCATTATCTCATGTAAATGCAATGAAAGGAAGAAGTGGCCATTTTCAATGCTGTGGATATAATAAAGGAAGATGTTTAAGCAGCCATTATATACGTGACTCTGTAATAATTCCTACCATTTTAGAACAACTAAAAAAAGATTATAGCGAAAGACTAGACATTAATATTGGAGAAAATACTGAAAGTATTGAACTAAGTGAAATAAGTTTATTAAAAAAGCAACTTGATAGATTGGAAATAAAAAGGAAAAGAATAAAAGATGCATATATTAATGGGATTGATACAATAAATGAGTATAAAGAAAATAAAACAGAACTTGATAAAGAAGAATCTAATTTAAAAAAAGAACTAGAAAAACTAAACTATAATCAATCAGTCAAGATGAGAAAAGAAAGAACTTATAAAATATGTGAAGAAGCATATAAAATACTATCTGATGATTCTGTTCCACCTAATATAAAAGATACACTAGCTCACAAATTATTTGAAAAAATAGTATATAATAAACAAGAAGAAACAATTGAAATTACTTATAAATAAAAGATTTTTTTATTGTATACCAAATGGACTTAATTCCAATCAATGTCATTTGGTATACATATATAATATAGAAAGAAAAAACACTAAATAAAATAATTTAGTGCTTCTTTTTGCCTTAATAAAATTTCTATACTGCAATCAAGATATGCAAAATATTTTTTACCTCTTTGCCTTATGTGTATAACCTTATAATCAGTATTGAACTTTTTATTAAAATCTTCTATTTCTTGTTCATTTAGTATTCTTGTTTGGTACATTATAATCCCTCCTTTCGGCGATATAATATAACAATAAAAATATAAGTGCAAATGACCATTTTTTAAAATTCAGATACATTTTATACGCAAAATTGTAAAATAATGCGTGATATTTACGTTTTTTGTGCAAGAATGCGTCTAAAAATGCAAATTTGTACTATTTTTATTTTTTTTGCAAAAAGAAAAAACTAGGGAAAAATCCCTAGTTTGTTACTGACCATGTGTTTACTTCTGCTACTATACGATCAACAAAAGAATTACCTTTTAATTTTTTATAAATAGCATATGAAAGCATAATTGATTCTTTTTCATATAATGATATTTTTTTCTCTTCTTTATGTAATAAATAAAACGATAAAATATCGTTTCTAAGTGAGCATTTTGTGGCTTCACGATAATTTTTTATAAATGCTAAAGAGCTTCCTAATATTCCTGATAAAAATATTATTTGTACCCAATACTCTTTAATGAATTGTAATATTGTCATTTTTTTCTCCCCTATTATTTTATTTTTTATTAATTAGATTTTGTATATTCTATTACAACAAAACTATCTTCATTGAATGTTGTTGTATTTCCTTTTAAAATAGTTATTTGAGACGATGATACTTGAACTCCCATTTGATTGTCTGCACTAGAATTAGATACCTTAGGAATAGGATATTGTGTTGTATTGTTATTATATGTATTGATTCCCATACCATAAATATTAATTACAGTGCCTAGATTAGTAATATCGTGATCTACACTAATATTCCCACTATCGACTGCTCCTATAGAAATAACTTTTCTATAAATGATTTTCCCATCAATCCATGTTCCTATTGGTCTTTCATCTGTTGAATAGGTATTAGAAATATCTACACCATTTACTTCCAAACTATTACTATATTTTGGAAAGCAATTGACTCCGACAGAAGATTTGTTTTTGCTATAAAAAACCAAAGGAATTCCTCTTGCAAGTGTCAAATTATATGTCATACTTCCAATTAAATCTTCTATTAAAACTTGAATATCCCATGAATAATCATTATCCAACGTTAAAACAGATGTTATGTTATCACTAAGAATAACATAATTAGAATATGACTGTTCTGATGTCTTTTTATATCTAACTTTTATTGATATCTGGTTTAAACTGTCTAAACTAGAATAATTGGCATCAACTGTAATG